TACAAGGCCGCGATGCTGACCGGCGCGGTCGACCCGCGCGAACGCCAGCGCAACGTCGAGGCGTTCAACACGGGTGAGATCCAGTTCCTGCTGATCACACTCGGCGCCGGCGGTGAGGGACTGAGCCTCAAGGGCTCCTCGACCTGCATCTTCCTCCAGCGCTCCTTCTCCGCGATCAAGAACGCGCAGGCCGAGGACCGGCTTCACGGCATCGGCCGCGGGGTCGAGGGACAGGCGCTCGAGATCATCGACATCATCTCCGCCGATACCGCCGAGTCTAGGGTGCACGAGGCCCGAGTCACCAAGGCGGCCCGGCTCGAGGAGATCGTACGCGACGCCGACACGCTCAAGAACTGGCTCGCCAAGTGAACGGCGCGTGAAGCTACCACACCAGGAGAAGAGCATGAAGCTACCTCACCGTCGCTGGTTTCGACGTCGTTCACCACACGGGTTGAAGCTCTGGTTCATACCTCGCACCGAGTACCCGACCCTCACGCCGTACGCCAAGAGGGAGAAGCGTCGGCGCCGAGCGGCTCGCAAGGTCGCCCACGAGTCTCGAAGGAGGAACAATGTCTAGCAGAACAATGTCTAGCAGAATCCAGGTCTACTCCGGTGGTGTGTTCGATCCACTCGTACCGGACCCGGCTGACCTCGACATCGCTGACATCGCCCACGCGCTATCACTTCAGTGCCGCTTCAACGGGCACACGAAGAAACACTACTCCGTGGCCCAGCACTCAGTCCACTGCACCACATACCTATTTGCCGGCGACCTATTCCCTACTACCGCCAAGCAGGTGCGCACCGCACTCTTGCACGACGCCGCGGAGGCGTACTTGGGCGACATGCCCTCGCCGCTGAAGCAGGACCCGGTGTTCGGCGCGTCCTACAGGACGATCGAAGATCACGTGATGCGGGCCGTCGTAGAGCGGTTCGACATCGAGTGGCCCGTACCGCCCGAGGTGAAGGAGATCGACCTGCGCATGCTCGCGACCGAGCGGCGCGACCTGCTCAACTCCTCACCCGAGAGTGACGCGATCTGGGAGCCGTGGCTCGTCGATGTGATACCCTACGAGAAGGAGATCGTTCCGGTTCCGGCCTGGGATGCCGAGAAGGCTTTCCTCGGAGTGTTCAAGTACTTTGGAGGTGTACGGTGAAAGAAGAAGACAAGGTCAACCCGTCGCACTACAAGAGCCTGGGCAGATACAGCGCGCTGCACGTGATCCAGCGCTGGGAGCTCGGGTACTTGGTCGGGAACGCGGTGAAGTACGTTCAGCGTGCCGGTCGAAAGCCGGGTGAGGACGAGGTCGTCGACCTGAAGAAAGCGGTGTGGTACCTCCAGCGTCGTATCTTCGAGCTCGACCCCTCCGAACCGGACCCGGCCGCATGACACAGGGTGGAGCCGTCCAACGACAGCAGCTCATCGGGATCGACTTCGCGTCCGACCACTGGTTCACCGCGCGGTGCGGTATCAAAGCGGGGATCGAGAAGCTCGACCACGGCCGCAAACATGATGAACTCGTACCGTTTCTTACCCTCGGTGAGACTCCCGTGACGGTGTGGGTCAACCCACACCTGGTGCGGGCCGTGAAAGAAGTGATCCTGCTGGAGGAGGACAGTTGACCGACATCCTGCGGCTCTCGAACTCGGAGCTGATGACGTTCCTTCGGTGCCGTCGGCAGTGGTATCTGAGCACGTACCTTCAGCTCACCCCGCGCCGGCTGCCGGCCCCGATGTCCGCACTCAGCATCGGTACCCTCGTGCACGACGCGCTCGCTGCGTACTATGACCCTAACGTAGATGACAGACAGGACCCGCTCGCTTTCATCCAGGAGGTGGCCGCGGTCGAGCTCGAGCAGTACCCCGCGTACGAGGAGAGTATCGCCGCCGAGCTCAAGCTCGTGCACATCATGCTCGAGGGTTACCTCGAGTGGCTAGCCGAGACCGGTGAGGACGAGGACATCCAGGTACTGGGCACCGAGCGGATGGTAGAGGTCGTGCTCGTGTGTGAGCTCGGCGGTCTCGGTCCGATCCACCTGTTGTCGAAGCTCGATGCGCCGATCTTTCGTGAACGTGACGGAGCTAAGCTCGCGTTCGAGCACAAGACCTGCGGTTCGGTCATCCCGCCGGCGGAGCTCAAGCTCGACACCCAGCTTCTGACCGAACACCTGGCGCTCTTCCTCGACGCGATCGATAAGGGTGCGACGAAGGAAGAGGCGTATGACCAGTGTCACGGGGTGATGTACAACATGCTTCGGAAGGTCCAGCGCACCGCGACGGCCAAGCCACCCTTCTACGCTCGTGAGGTCATTCCGCACAACGTCCATGAGCTGCGGAACCACTGGAAGCACATGGTGGCCGTCGGCCGCGAGGTCCAGCGTGCCCGGGCGCGACTCGACGCCGGCGAGGACCACCACACCGTCTGCCCGCCCACACCGTTCAAGGACAGGTGCAAGTGGGACTGCGCGTTCTTCAAGGTGTGTGTGATGGCCGATGATGGCTCGGACCTCGATGGTGCGCTTGAAGCGCTCTACGAGCCACGGGACCCGCTCGAGCGGTATGCCAACGCCGAGAGACTTTGATACAATCCGAGGTAACAGCAAAGAGGAGGTGGAGGTTGGATCGCACTACCCTTACCATGCTCATTCACGGCGAGTCCGGCGTGGGCAAGAGCCGCTTTGGCGGCACCGCTCCGGCACCGAGGCTGATCATCGATCTCGAGGGCCGGGCCAGGTACATTCCCGGGCGCAAGGTCGTCTGGGACCCGAAGGTCGGAGGGCCACCCGATGCGGACGGATCGTGGGACATCTGCATCGTGGTGTGCCAGGACTTCGAGACGCTATCGCTCGTCTATCAGTGGCTGCGGTCCGGCCAGCACCCGTTCGTCTCGATCATCATCGACTCGCTCATGGAGGCACAGAAGCGGTGCATCGATCAGGTCGCCGGTCTGGCGCAGCTCAAGCAGGAGGACTGGGGTACGCTCCTTCGCAAGCTGGAGGCGCTCGTTCGGTCATACCGAGACCTCACGCTCGTTCCAGGTAACCCCGCGGCCGTTGTCCTGTTCGTCGTGGGCTCGGTGGACGTGGAGGGCACGCGTCGACCCCTACTACAGGGGCAGCTTCGACTCACCGTGCCGTACTACCTCGACGTCGTCGGCTACATGTTCATGGCACCGCAGCCCGACGGAAGTAACCTGCGGTCGCTACTCGTTCAGCCCCAGCCCGGGTTCGTGGCCAAGGACGGCACGGGCCTGCTGCCGGGTCCGATCATCCCCCTGCCTGATGGACAGGAGAACCTGTCGGAGCTCTATGAGCTGCTTCACACCAATGGCAAGCCAGAAGCGCTTGCCCAGAAAGGAGTTGTATGACAACGGTCAATGTCCTAGAGCTACTCGCTAACGCGAGCGAGACCGGCTTCGAAGAGCTCACGCTGGTCGAACCCGGTTCGTACAAGCTCGAGCTCGACGCCGCGAAGACGAGGAAGGACGGTGTCTTCGTGAAGGGTCGCGTGCTCGAGGGTCCGCTGACGGGTAAGCTCATCGGCTGCGGGCAGCTCACGTTCAACGAGAAGGCCGCCGGCATCGCGAAGCAGAACCTCAAGGCGATGGGTATTGACGGCGAGACACTGAACAGCATCGCCGCGCAGAACCCGGCATCTCTCACCGCTTTCGCGGAGGGTGTCGCGAAGTACATCAAGGGTCGGGTCGTCACGGCCCAGCTCAAGTACAACGAGTACAACGGCGACATGCGGAACCAGTTCGAGATCGGCAAGATCAAGCTCGAGTCGGCGCCGGCTCTCCCGGCACTGGGCGGTGTTCCGTCCGCCACACCGGCAACGCCCGCTCCTGAGGTTCCGGTTCCGGTTCCGGTTCCGGTTCCGGTCACCCCGCCGCCGGAAGCCGCGGCCGCAGCCCCAGTCACAGTGCCCGCTGTGGAACCAGTCACCGCTCCTGGCATTCCCACCGAGGATCCCGGGTTCTAGGTGCTGTTCGGAGACTGGCTCGAGCAGCACCTAGAACCCGGGATCC